TCGGCGCGACCACCGCTATGACTTCGGCACCAACCCCTGCGGCGAGATCGTGCTGCGTCCCCGTGGCTTCTGCAACCTGACTGAGGCCGTGGTGCGCGAGGGCGACAGCGTCGCTGAGCTCATGGAGAAGGTCTCTCTGGCCTCCATCCTCGGCACGTGGCAGTCCACCCTCACCCGCTTCAATTTCATTGAGCCGGAATGGCGGCGCAATGCAGAGGAAGAGCGTCTGCTCGGGGTGTCCCTCACCGGCATCTACGACAACGCCCTGATGCGTGGCGACAAGGGTCTTGATAAGCTTGCTGGCACGCTTGAAAAGCTCAAGTCAGTCGCAATCAAGGCCAACCGAATCGAAGCCGCCCACATTGGCATCAACCCCTCGGTCGCGGTTACCACAGTAAAGCCCAGCGGCACTGTGTCGCAGCTTGTAAACAGCCCGAGCGGTATCCATCAGGGCCACGCTCCGTTCTACATTCGTCGCGTAACAGGCGACAACAAGGACCCCGTGACTGCCTTCATGGCTGACGCCGGTATTCCTAACGAGCCGCACGCAGCGAAGCCGCAGGACATGACGGTGTTCTCGTTCCCTGTTGCCCTTGGTGCGGGCACTGTCACCCGCAATGAGGTGACGGCTGTGAAACACCTCGAGCTGGTGAAGGTCTACAACATGCACTGGTCCGAGCACGCTGTGTCCTGCACGATCAGCGTCAAGGAAAACGAGTGGCCGACCGTCGGTGGCTGGGTCTACGACAACTTTGATGACATCTGTGGCCTCTCGTTCCTTCCGCACTTCGAGGGTGACAGCAGCTACACCCAACTACCCTACGAGACTATCGACAAGGCGGCTTACGAAGAAATGCTTTCGAAGATGCCCAAGTCGATTGACTGGCAGGACCTGTCTTTCTACGAGAAGGGTGTGGATAGCGTGAACGGCACGCGCGAGTTTGCCTGCACCGGTAACACATGCGAAATCGTTGGAGCCCAAAGCCTCGATGAGGCCTAACATTAAGAATGGAGTAATAGAATGCTTGTGACCCTTTTGATCAAAGAAGCCGCTCGTGTTTTTGAGATCAAGCCAGAAGACCTCACGGGACGACGGCGCAAAAAGATGTACACTCACCCCCGCTTCGCACTGTTCAAAGCATTGCGGGCGAGGGGTCATTCCTTCCCACGCATTGGGCGCTGGATGGATCGCCATCACACCACGGTTATAACCGGAGTGGAGGTTGCTGACTGGCTTATCGCTCACGACAAGGACTACGCCGAGAAAGTTAAGTACCTCTCGGAGGTCAAGCTCGAAGACTTGAGTTAAGCAAATGGCAACGACTAGCGAAACCCCAAGGCTGTGTGCTGATGGCTCGTGGCGCGTGGGTAACGAGGTGTTCCAGACCAATGCTCAAGCTTGGCGCTGGCTGGATAAGCAAAATGGAGAGGCGCGAAGCAGGCTTGAAGACACCTACGATTGGGTTTCAAAGAAGCTTGCAAGCGGCGAGTGATCGTTAACCTACTCCCCAATAAGATAGGGGGCCAAGCGCCCCCTATTTTTATATGATCTTGAAAGACTCAATTGGTATCTCGACCATTGGCTCCATGTCTTCCCAGTCCCCCCTCTTAACTGTACCGGAAAAGATTATGTCGTGTCTTGTCGGGATGCTGACGTAGCCCATTACGTCCTGCCATTCTACAATCATGAAGGCTGGTATTCCGGTTGTCTCCGACATTGAGAGAAGGTTCCGGTACTTATACAAGCCGAAGATGTAGGTAGGGAATTTCCCCCTCGTGTTTTTCCGCGACTTAAACTCAACCCAAGCCATGACCTTTTTGCCCCTGAGAAGGGCGAAGTCTATCGAGTATCTTCGGGGTAGCTTGACTACCTCTGCCTTCCACTTGTCAGCCACAGCACTGATTGCCTTGCGCTCAGTCTGAAGTGTTTGCTCGTTTTCGTAGATCACGCCGCATTCCTTCCTGTCCGCCACAAGTGGAGGACATAACACTCAACTAAAGACCGCGCCCAAGGCGGATCACAATCGAGCGGTATGTCATCAATAGCTTGCCTCCTAAGCTCTTTAGTTGGCATTTCAAATATCTTAACCGCAAGTATTCCGACCATGTGATCGCGGACCAAAGCTCGAAAATTTTCTGGTACATTCGAGTCAATCCACTGCATACGTTTTTCATGTGTATCTAGCTCCGCTGCTTGCTCTGCCCAAGCTACACTGTGTAGCTTTGTTCCTTTCTTGGATCGCTTGGCCACTACTGCAGTAGCTCAAGCAATGTCTTAAGTGGTATGACCGCCACGGCATCGTGCCTGTCCGCCCTGAGTATAAGGCCAGCGTTCTCACCTAGCGCCTCAAGCATCCAAGCGGGAAGCTCTTTGCGGCGCTTGGCCTCAAAGACCCACGGCTTTCTGTCGGGCGAAAAGTTTGGCGTGATCTCGACGTCACCCTTGGCATAGCTTGTCGCGCCTGAAAGCGGCACTCGCTGTGCCTCAAGCCCATACTCCTTTGCTTGATTGACGATCTCTCGCTCGAACACCGCGCCCTTTGTTCGCGACATCTTACCCATTGTCGCTCTCCTCGTGTTCAATGAGGAGGTCGAGGTAGTGCCGCGCCTTGCGCAGGTCGTCCAGCCCTCCTTTACGCCGCCACCTAGTAACATACTTGATGACGTTGCCCTCGCAATAGGGGATGCCGTTGGCCATGATATATTCTACTGGCTGGATGATTACCTCCCTGTAGTGGTCGCCACCAACCTGTTTAGAAAAAGCTGATATCATTCCCGTTCTCCTTTACCATTTGCCGACACAGGTCGAGCAATTCAAGCTGCGTGCCGAACCGCTCTTCAAAGCGCATCTTCCAAGGATGGACGCTTACAAACTCACCCCGCATGTCTCCGCCTTGATGGTGAAAGTGGCATAGCGGTATGGTCTTGAAGTGTGCGCCTTCCTTTGTTCGCCCGTCAATATGATGGAGCGACACCTGCGGGGAATGAACACCAAGCTGATGGCAGGCGATGCAGCCAAGCTGTCCCGCAGCATCCATCCATCGACGCTCTTCTGCCGTTGGCGTCCGTCCCTTCATGCGCTGTATGTCTTTCGTTCCATCCGCAAGTTTGCTGCCTGTGTTCTCCAGTGTTCGAAGGCAATCTCTCTAGCCTTAAGCTCAGCCTTTGCAAAGGCCATCTCTCCCCGCGCGACGCCGTGGGCAACCCGACAGTTGTAGACGCTGTCGCACTCATCTGCATAGCGAGACTGGGACACAGCGCTCTTGTTCCCCTCGATCTCTGCCTTGACCATCATCTTTGCCACCTCCCGCTTAAGGTCGGCTTCGGTTATAGCTACGTCGATCTCCGCTTGTCGCAGCATCTTTGCCACCTCGCGGATGGACTCGGCAAACTTTTCTTCCGTCATATATAACTCTCCTCTTTCACCTGCGGTTTTTTGTAGGCGACGTACTGGCGGGCCTGCTCTTTGGGCGCGTTCTTAAACTGCATGGCACCCGCAGACCAGTATGTTCCGACGGTTCCTTCCCACTCCCCATTGCGCTGCTTGCTACAAAAAATAACGGAGTCGGGCTCGAACTCAATCTCTTCCGGCACCTCCTCGCCCTCGAACTTAAGGTCGGCAATCTTCTTTTCTTTGCGCTTGTTTCTCCATATCGTAAGAACAGAGTCTGCAAGGTCGGTGATAGACCCACTGCCCTTAACGTCCATCTTGCCCGTTGGACTGTCTTCATTCTCGCCTTTGCGTGAGTGCGTGACAAGGAACACGGTAGTCGCAGTCGTATTTTTGAAGTCGCAAAGCTCTTCCATAAAAGCCTTCTGTCCGGTGTAGTCGTCGTCACCGATGCCGCACTTCGACATGTTGTCGATGATGAAAACCTCGATCCCATATCGGCGACGTGCGTACTGAAACACCTCAAGCATTCGTTTTGTCTTGGCTGTACCGACAAGGTCGAAGAGCCACAGCTTTTCTGCGTACCAATCGATGATTGTGTTCGCGAAGCTTTCAGTCTGGCTACCCTCTTCAACACCTCCGGCCTGCTTTGTAAGCCTAGTAAGAAGGCGGCGGGCCGGCATTTCCATAGAGGCTATGCAAACGCGCTTGGACTGCGTCATTGCGTCGAGGCTAAACTGCCCCGCCAACTGGCTTTTGCCGTGCCCGTTGATCCCGTTCAAGATTATCAGTTCTGCATCCCTGAATCGGAACCTCCGGTCGAAGCCCCTCAAAAGCGGAGCAAATCCTCTTGTGTCCTCTTCGCTGTTGAAGAGCTCTTTCAAGATGTCTTCTCGGTATTCGGTGGCACATTTCAATTCATCGGGGTCGTATCCCTTCCCCGTCCCTCTAATTGCCGTGATGTCATCTCCCTCAAGGAGACAGTCGTTTAGGTCTTTCTTTGGCAGCGTTACTCTAACACACCGGTGCAGGCCGAGGCGCTCCGCGATCTCGCGAGCGGCCAGCTCTCCCTCGGCGTCCATATCCATTGCCAGCACGATGGTTTCGAAACGGTCGAGGTTGTCGTACTCGTTCTCGATCCACTGTTGTTTTGCGCCCTTGCCTCCGCCGAAGGGTACCGACAATGCCGACACGCCCATCTGGTAGGCCGCCATTGCGTCGAACTCGCCCTCGACTATCCATACCTCTCGGGCGTTGTCGTCAACCGCCTGCCATCCAAACAAGATTGGCATTTGCCCAGCCGACGTCGGTCCCTGCTTTTTCTTGTCGTTGATATCGCGGAACTTGATCATCCGCGTCTCGCCCTGCGGGTCTATGAAAGGGAACAGGACACGGTCGCCATCCGCGGCAATGCGAAAGGCTTTTGCTGTGTCTGC